GAAAATGAAGTTCTGTACCAAATACTTGGGCTACATAACCTATTCGTCTAGCCAGTTCTTGAACTTTTTCCCAGTAGGTATGTCCAACTAATGATTGCTGAGAAAAAATAACAGGGTTTTTTGTTACCACTGCTTTTAACTTAAACTTCTTAGCAATGTCAGAGACAATATCTGGGGCAGTTTTGTTAGTCCAGATCTTACTGCCACCCTCCTTCAACCCAAGAGATGCTCCAATACACCTGACTACAGTATTTCGTTCTAAAGACTGCTCTATGGTCGGAGTAACGCTGTGAACATACCCAAAGAACGTTCCTGAAACTTTATCATTTCTCCACTTGATCCTTACAGGTACACCTGTTTTTAATGCTTGTTGGTGAGAAACACTGATATTTTTGTAGTGAATATCAATTACATCTTGTTTTCCCATTTCTTGATACAACCGAAAAGACGTTACTGGATTTTTAAAGTCGGAAAAATCTGGATAAGAAACAGTAAAAGAAGACCCGTGTCTATTTTGGTACATATTAGTCATTAGGAATCCGTATCTGCGTACCAGGACGAATGTCAAAAGGATCAATAATTTCTGGATTAATATCTAATATTTGCCACCAAATATTTTCATTACCAAAAAATCGCAAGGCTAAAAGATCTAGACGGTCAGTCTCTACCCACTCGTAAAAGAAGTACTGTACAGAGTAGGAAGGCCATTTACGGTAGACACCTAGTTCATAAGTTCCAGTACGAGCGTCATAAGCCTTAACCAAGGTCCCGTCTACATATCGGCTATCTAAATAGATCATAAGTTTCCTTACTCAAAAAAAGGGACTTGAGATTTTTCAATCGTATTTCCCTCCACTTGGTTGATTATTTAAACTATTTCCACTCTGTAAGGCCGAATTAAAGTAATCAGGACTGTCGTTAAACCTTGCACAGGTTAACTTAACAGTTGAAAAGGTTGGGACCATATTGTTGTTAAAAAATATATGATTAACAGCAAAATCAGCAATGCGAACGCGGTAGCGCATACTCTTTCCTAAATGCAGTTCTACAATAGTAGGACGTAACCAACCACGATCGGCGGTTATTCCGTTTAACGGAGATGTGAAGGTAGCGTTAGGTCCGTTTAGTGTTTTAAATAAATATTCCAGATCATACATTGTGCCCTTCTCATATATTTGAGAAAGGTCTTCTGCAGGAACTGTTACTGGATAAGGGTTTTCTCCTACAATTATTCCGCTTTCTCCAACTTGTCCAAAGTCAGCAATTCTATTTAACACCAATTCAAACTCAACAACGCTAGATAATAAGCCAGCAGCAATAGGGTTAAACTTATCTTGCCCACTCCCAATAAACGTTGGACTCATATTTTGCGCAACATCCCAGGCCATACTTACAGAGGTAGGGTTATACATAAATTTAAATCCGTAAAGTTGTCTATCAAATTTAATACTAGAAGTTCCTTGCTGTTCAGCAATTCTATTTATTAACTGTTTATCCATTTGAATAGTGCCTTTACCACCGCTAACATCTTTCCAAGCATTTCTAGCGTCTAAAAACACTGGATAATTAATTGAAGTTCCAGGAATTTTTACTTCTGTTTCACTATTAAAAATAGAACTGCCACTTATAGAGTCTGCTTGGATGCCGTTTCGTAAATAGGCAGAGGTAACCATCGGCGCGTTGTATTTATAATCCGTACTAAATGTAAAACTTGGAGCAGTTACAGCAGGCGCTGCAGGAAGCACAGTAGGTTTTGGGGGAGCAGCAGGAGTTTGCCCTAGAGTAATAGGAGTAAGTTCTTTAATCTTTTTCCTATAAGAATCAATTTCTGCATTAGCCTTTTTAATCCTGTCCTTGTACTGTTTGACTACCTTGAGAAGTCTATCAGTCTCATTGCTTCCCCATACAGGGTCTGTCTTTAGTGCGTTTATATCATTACTTGTTAATGGATTGTTAATTGCAAGACGAGCCTTGTAGTCAGAGTTCCATTGACGTTGGCGTATAGCAATCTCTGCTTCAAGGTTTTTAATCTCAACTAGTGCTGGATTAATGTTGTTAAGTTTAGTAAGACGAATTTGAATGTACAAAGATTTAATAGCGGCTTTAGCAGCGGCTTTTTTATCCGCAGCAGTTCTAGCGTTCTTTACCTTCTTTTCAGCAGCGGCTAATGCTTTTTTGTTTTTGTCATATTCACTCTGTGTGGACATTAATGGCTTCCCATCATTGCGATCTCGGCGTCATCTTTTAGGTATTGTTTTATTTTTTTAGCAAATCTAATTGCTTCTTCATCTGAAGCCTTATCAATTTTTAAATTAATATTAATGGTTTTATTTCCACTACTAATAGTAGGACTTGAAACTTGTGACCCATAACCACTGGTGCCACCACCTGTAGGGAACTTGTAACCAGGATCACCTGTTTTTCCTGAACGCCACGCTGAATTATTAATTGCACTTAGGATGTCTGTAACACTACTACCATTTTTAAGAGACTCAATAATTGCGGTGTAACCACGGGAATTGGCACTCTTACCTGTAAGTGTTGCAATTGTTGCTTCAACTCCTTGTTCTACAGATGTATACGCTTTTACACCTACACTATTAAAAGAAACAGCGCCAGGCATCTTTAAAGTGGTGTTCAAAGGGTTGTAAGTAGCGCGGTTTAAAGAGGTAGACCACCCCTTACCCTCAGCGTTCATCCAAGCAGTCAAAGCCTTTAAACTATTATCAGTAACAGGAGCACCTAGTTTTGTAAGTAGAGTAGTTGCCCAAGCCTGTTGATCCTTAGAGCCCATAGGAGCGCCACTTCCAGCACTGTTAGAACTACTAGAACTACTAGAACTTGTATTACCATATCTATTCTTTATCTCTTGATAGGAAGGGCGTAAAGAAGCATACTGTCCACCAACTCCGCCCGCTGATGCTGGGTTTACAGGGTTGTTTTTTCCATGACGAACTTCAAAGTGTAGGTGCGGCCCATTTGCTTTACCTGACTGACCAGACTTACCAATTCGTCCGCCTTCTTTTACACGTTCTCCAACCGTTACCTCTTTAGAACTTAAGTGACCGTATAAAGATTGGTACCCATTAGGGTGGTCAACAACTACAGAGGTGCCGTAATCCGCGCCAATGTTTACTGCAGAAACAACACCGTCTTTCCAAGCCTTTACAGGTGTGCCTTCTTTCATTTCATAGTCAACACCTGTGTGCTTACCACCTGTTGACGCCCAAACTTTAGAGTTCTTTGCACCATAACCAGCAGTTACTGCATAGCCTGCGCCATATCCCGATGTTCCACCGCCTATTGGTTTGGCTTCAAAGTCAGCACCAAAGCCTGATGTTCCACCACTAGTAGCAAGGGCTGCTCCTGCGGCTGCTAAAGGAACACCAGCCGCAGCGCCTGCACCTGTAGCAGAAACGGCTGCTCCAGCGCCCACCATTGCAATGCCTAGAGGCTTCTTTACTAGACTCCATAGTGCTGATGCAGCGCCTGCAATTCCTTTACCTGCATTGCTTCCACCTGTGCCACCAATTAACCCCTTTAAATAACCTAATGGTTCAATCACATTTGATAGAGCGCGATTAAATGCTTCAACAGTGTCTGCAGCATTTTCAAAACCTTTAATCATTGCGCTTTCGGATTTAGTCATTAGCGATGTTTGAGAGGAAGCCAAACGACCAGCAGCAGTTAACATGGTATTTGAGTTAGCGTCTTTACCTTGTTCGTTACCACGTTTTTTAAGATCAGGATTTTTACCTGATACTTGATCAATCATTGATTGACGAATTATTTCAATTTGACCTGCATCAAATCCCATTGAATTTAAGTTGGCACCTAAAGCACCCTTTTGGAATGACGCCTGTACATCAGCAGCCGTAATGTCTTTACGGCCACCTGTCATTACATTCATTAACTCTTTAGAGATCTGGCCCATTGTTTTATCTTTGCCAGTTTTAACGTCGTAAGTTTCTATGCCATACTGGTATAGGTTGGCTCCCATTGCGCCAGACTGCATACCTGCAATAGAACTTGCTGCTGCGGCATTATCGATACCAAGATACTTAAATGCGCCGCCAACTTCGCCAGCGGCTTGTAAGAAGTTTCTGCTTCCAGGCATATAGCCACGACCTGCTAGTAGGGCAGCCACAGCAGCATCTGATCCAACGCTAGATAGGCCTCCGCCCATTGCACTAAAGGTTGCACGCTCTAGTTGATTACGGTTAGTTCCAGGTGCTTTTAACCCTGCTTGGTAGTAGCCAACAGAACGTTGAAGAGTAAGTGCTAGATCAGGAGTTGCAGCGTAGCCACCTGCAGCAAGGGAAAGTCCCGCAGTTACTACGCCACCTGCTGCACTTTGTTGGAACTGAGAGAACTTAGCCATGCTGTTAGAGAGCATGTTGCCTTGTGCAGGCTGGGTACGGGTTGAGAAGTGAGCATCGTCAGCACCACTACCAGGACGACGATTTGCTGAACCAAGGTGGCTTGAACCACCCATGTTGTCTATCGCACTATTGGCTTGAGATATTGCTGAACTGGCAACTCCCTTTACCTTTTCTAAAGCAGCGTAAAGTTTGTTAACACTTGCGGTAAGTTTGTCAACACCAGTAGTAAGGGACTGAATATTTTGCATCATTGGATCAACCATCGTTACTCCCTTCTACTGGTGTTTCTGGTTATTTCTAACCAGTTCTTTCTATCTCTAACGGACAACTCTTTTATCTCGGTTAATGTCCACCCACTAAACTCGTGAGTGAGCATTGACCACTCCGACATCAGATACGTGTACGGTAAAAAATTAGAACTGAAATAAGGTGCCGAAATTAATCGGAACGCTTACCTCTCCTTCGCAGTCAGGGCAGTTAACTTTAACTGCATCAAACTGTGGGCCTGATAGTCGTTTGTTAATTGCTTCTGTTAGTTTGCGACGATCAGAAAGTCCTAAGTTTTGCACCTGCATCTTGCTAAGCACTGGTGAGTTATCAATCTTTAAGACAGTGTTCTCAAGCATAATTGTGTTCAATTCTGCTGAAGACTTCTCTGCATTTAAAATCAACTCTTTTTGTGTAACACCTGTTGGAAGTTGAACTGTAAATTCATGCTTCTTACCAGAGACCATAAAAACACGATCATTGATTGGGTCTGTCAAGGTCTTTGTTTTGATGTCAGTATTTAGATCTACTTGTACAATCTTTACATCTTGACATCCTGAGCAGTACGCTCCAATGTCTGCCGTATGACCAAAAGTAGCCTTTAGGATTCCAAGGATCAACGCGTCTCTGTCACCAGACAGCAGTTCATCTAACAGGGCTTCTGACGCTCTTTCGTTACCAATACGGACGGTTCCACGGCTAAGAATAGTGAGCACTGCTTTGCCTATGTTTGATGCGCGAGCAATTGCTTCTTCGTCATTGCCATTTAATTCTCTTACCTCTGCATCTGTAACGACCTCCCCAGTGGGAGTTATGTACCCACCAGGGAGAGTCACTACAGTATCTGAAGGAGGTAATATCTTTACTTCTACTTGCTCAGGCTTTTCAGCCATTGCTTGGTTGATTAGGTTATTAGCCAATGCGGGATTAGCCGCTGCATTAATTGTATTCGACATTTTATTCCTTAATTAAGATGGTTGGGTTGCGATAAGTTGTGCTAGACCAAGTGGTGCAATTTGTCCAGTTACTACTGGTGTTGTTGTTGTGTTAAAGGCAGTTGCACTTGTAGTCAGATCAGCAGCCCAGTTAACATCAAAACCTTCATGCACAAGTGTCATCTGCTCTACAAATAGAGCATTGTCACCTGCGTTTAGGTCTGAATAAGCAACTGAAGTTGGCCAGCAGTTGTACACATAGAAGCGCATAGCAATATGGTCAGTTGATGCTTGTGAAGCATCGTCTGCACCAGTTGCTGGAATTGGGTGTGAAAGAACTTGGATCTCAAGATCGCAACGGAAGTTAGTCTTAGCAGAGCGAGTTGAACTGCTAGATACTGTTGCAAACAGTTGACGCATCCAGTCCCAGTTTTGCTTTGAACCAAGGATTACGCCTCGTTGCAAAGTAATTGGTGTAAAGGTTGTTTGACCAGGAATCTGGTGGACAGTGGTGTTGTAACCACCTTCACGGTAAGGGATAGAGTCAGTAGAGACCGACAAACCTGACACAGAGGTAAAGCCGAAGGTTGCTGTCTTAAGACCGTTCAACCCTGTGTTGGTGGAGTCTTGAGGTGTGAACGTAACTAAGAATCTAAAGTTACGTAGCGGATCGGTAACTAGTGTTGACCGATTGTTAATGATTGTTGCCATTTATGTTTTTCTCCTTCGGATTAGTTCAGCGTCTTTTGGCTGAGGTCGATGACGATGAACTCTGCTGGATACTGAAGAGCCACACCAACTTGGATGTGTACTTCACCATTAGCAATTTGAGAGGCTGTGTTGTTTTCAGCATCGCACTTTATGAAGAAAGCCGATCCTGGAGTAGCACCACGTAAGCCACCTTGATTGCGATATTCATTTAAGAATACTGTGATGTTAGTCCGTAGTTGTGCCCACAAACGTTCATCATTATTTTCAAAGATTGCAAACTCGGTTAGGTTCTTTAGGTTCTTACGGATGTAGATTAAAGAACGACGCATGTTTACATACTTGTTTGCTGTGCCATCTTGCTTCAGAGTGCGAGCACCCATAACAGAAAGACCAGCGCCAGGGATCTGACGGATTGGATTTACTGGGGATGTACTTGAGTTCAATGCGTCAAGTTCTGCTGAGGAGAATGGCTTCTCAACAGCAACTACACCTTGAAGTGCAGAGCCAATACCTGCTGGGGCTTTGAACACTCCACGGCTTGCATCTGTTGCAAGGTATAGCCCTGCTACAGCACCTGCTGGCTCAATCTTACGAAGAGCACCGCTGCTACGTCCGATTGGATCAGCAATGAATAGGTGTGGGTAGTAAACAGCAGCGTGGCTTGTGTCTGCAAGGCTTCCAGCAAATGTAATTGCGTTTGCTGCTGTTAAGTTTGGATCAGTTCCAATAACAACAAAGCCGTTATTTGACTCTGCCCAAGAAGTTGCGTCATCAAAGACACTCACTGAACCAGAGGCAAGAGCATTTACGTTTGGAAGGAACATAACTAAAGGGCGATCAATAGAGGCAAACTCTGCCCATACTGTATCTGAAGTTGATTTGTATGAAGTGTAGTCTGTAGCAACTGTTGCTGTTCCATTGCTACCTGCTGTAAGTGGGTAAGTTGCTAGAACTGGGGATCCTGATGCGCTGTTAATCACTCGAATGTAAGGAGATGTTAAGTTAATAACTGTCTCTGCGTAGTCACTTGAAGTGGCGTCATTAAATACCACATTTGAATAACGCTCTAACAGGATGTCATCGTTGATGTCGTCAACAACACCTGACTCTTTGTACAGAGTCAATGTATAAGTACTTGCAACTTCGCCATCAGAAACAACAACACGAAGGTTGTTGCCGTCTGTTCCTGCATCTTTAGCAATAATTGTTGCAACTACTGCATCACCTGATGTAAGTAAGTCAACGTTTGCTTCTGCTGCGTTAGCGTTTAGTAAACGCTTAACATAAAGTTCGCGTCCACCGTTTGAGAAGAATGAGCCAACCTGGAAGGTGGCTGGGTAGGCGGCGTTGTAGCCACCAAAATACTTGGTAAATTCATACCAAGATGTAACAAGCGTAACTGCTTCTGGGCCCTGTGCAAATGGGGCAACAACAGCACCAGCCGCGTCAGCGGTAGCGCCACCTGCAAGAGGGGCGGGTAGTAGGCGTTCACTGATGTAAACACCTGGACGGCTATAAGCCATGGTTTCTCCTAACTAGTTGGGTAAGGGTTCCGAGTTATTCTGGTATGGTAAACGAAATTGGTGTGAACTGATTGCGACCAATTTGTTCGCTACCAGTTGTACCTGTGACATTGAGTTGCAACGCTTTGTACATCTTGAAGTAGGTTTCTGGGGCGATCTCACTTGAAACACGAACAGTGATTGCGTTTACAAATAAGCGCTTTCCTTGTTCAGTAATGTCTCGTTTAGCGATATCTAAAACATCCAAACGGCGAGTCGTACCATATACAGTGTTTGCACCTGTATCTAGTGTGGCGAACCGTAGTGGAATTTTTGTGTATAGCAGTTGTGCCAGGATCTGACGATCGTGTCGTGGCTGACGTGCGTATGTTGTAATTTGGTAATCAAGATTTACTGGTACTGGATAGTTGATATCCCAGCCATGTGCATCGGTATCCCATTCAGCCTCATCATCATCTACGCCAATAGTTCCTGGATCAGTGATGTATGCAGGTTTTACACGTCCACGATGAGCACGCATAATGTCTTCTGATAGATCAATCATATCTATGGTGATATATGGGTAGGACTGGCTTCTAATTTCCTGATCAGGTTGTCCAAACCAAACGCCAACTTTACGTTGTGGTCCTTCTTCTGTTGTAGATTTTTGATCCGTTACAACCATATCCTTCAAAAGATTGCGAAGCGCTTCGTCCTCATCTAATAAGAAACTCATAGAGCACCTTCAATGTGCTTGAATAGGCGCTTAACAAAGAAGTGTTCTGCTGGCGCTGTACGGTTTGTAGAACGATGGACGGCGCGATTAGGTTGAGTACCTGGCATACCTAGTTCTTGATTTAACGCATCAGCATGGTGCTCTTGTTGTGCATGGACTGCAAACCCGTTAGGGCCATGTACTACATGCAGAGAACGAGCAAGGTGTGTAGGCCAACCACTAGCGTGCGCCTCATTGCGGACACGGGCTGACATTAAGAAGCCAGTCTCTTTACTAGCCTTACGAATTGCGCTGGTTACGTGAGATTGCTTCACTTCTTTTTGGCCTTTGAAACAGATTTGCCAGCGACTTTTCCACCGACGTAGCCTGCGACAAGACCAGTAATAATTGGTTGGGTATTTTTCGGGCGGTATCCAAACACGCCACGCATGAATTCTTCGACCTCTTCTTTGCCGTTCATTTCAGCGGCAACTTCATACCAAGGCTTCCAAGCCATAATAAACCCCTTTATCGCAAGTAGTGGGAACTACACAGAACACGCATGTGTTTCCGATACTGCAATGATAAAGAAGAAAGGCCCCTTTCGGGGCCTAACCTTTTACTTCTTTTCTTTCTTTTTGGCTTTAATCTTCTTTACGATCTTCTTGTCTATCTTGCGGTCATCTTCTTGAGACTTAGGCTTACGATGCTTCTTGTCCATCTTTTCAAACTGAGCCTTTTGCTCTTTGTCTAGACCCTTGGTGGTCTTGGCATCCTGCTTGGCGTCGTTTGTCTTGTTGTATTTCACTACATGCCCTTTTTCTTATTCATAGTCATCTTGGGAGCCTTGCCTTTTTTAAGGGCTTTGAAATCAGCGCCAGTAATTTTGTTAGCGGGGGCTGCTGCTCCAGCAATCTTCTTCTGCTTTGGGGTTAGTGATTTAGCCATTACTTCTTTGCCTTCTTAGCAGACTTGCAAGTTGCACAGGCGCACTTACATCCCTTTGCTGGTTTTCCAGCCTTACATCCACACCCACATTTAGCGCACATTACTTGCTCACTTTCTTCTTAGTTTGTTTCTTGGACTTTGGAACGCCCTTTGCAGGAACGCAGTTTGGAACCTTCTTGCCGTTCTTCATCTTCATGCCTACTTGGGTATAACCATCCCAGCAAGGATCATTTTTAGCCATTAGCAATCCCACTTTCTTAACGCTAATGCTTTACGAGTTGGCTTACCGTTCTTCTCCATAGGCCCTTCTACGCCACCCATACGTGCACAGAACGACTTACGACGAGCCGCAGATTTAGGAGACTTCTTTGCTTGCTTAGCAGATACAGGCGGTTTTAAATCAGACCCAGGGTTAGCACGCTCGTAAGACTTACGGCCTTTTTCATTTAAGCCACCCTTTTTATTTTTGCCCTCTGAACGTTGCCATGCCTCTGACTTAGCCATTTTTCTTATGCCAATCTTTAGTTGCTTTTACGCCTTGGGCAATTGTCTTGGCGCCAGCCTTCTTTGTCAGGTTAATCTTGTCGTACTTACCAGTGTTACCAGCGTGGTCAACAACTACGTCTCCTTGTTTGTTCTTCTTAATAACGTGCTTTTTACCAGCAGCCTTGATTGTTTTAGCCATTAGTCAAAACCAGGGCCATTATAGAAACTCGATTTACCAGTAGCAGCATCTATAAAGACCCCACGTCGCATACGAATCTCACCCTTTGAGTCAATAGTGCTTACAATCTTGCCTGGAACTGGGCGCTGCTTTGGTTCAGGCTTAACAGGTTTTTTTGTTTTATCAGGACGCATTTTTCCAGTACCAGTCTTATGGTTATCGTTTTTACTTGCCATTCTTTTTCCCCACAGTCATTGGTTTGCTCTCGCCAGCGTGCTTCTCTTTTAACTTGGCAAGTTCAGCGGCATGCTTGGCCTCCATAGCCGCTACCTCTAACTTCTGAGATGCTCTTGGTTTAGTTGCCATTGATGCGAGTCCTCCGCCATTCGGGTAAGTAAGTGGTGCTGGTTTTAATTTTGTTAAAGGCATTTACTTCTTCTTTGTTTTCTTAGAGAGCCCTGCCTCTGATAGAGCAATTGCAACAGCCTGCTTCTTTGACTTAACTACTGGACCCTTTTTGCCTGAGTTAAGTTCTCCTCTTTTGTACTCACTCATGACTTTTTCTACTTTGCCTTTGGAGACTTTCTTAGTAGCCATTAACTATCTTCCCAGTCTTCCTCTTCATCTAGGGCGTGATCGTCCCAGTCCTCTAATTCTACAGCCTCATCTTCAAATAGATCAGGATCTAATTCAGGTTCAAAGTCTTCTGGCATAGCAATCTCCTAGTTTGCGTAGTCCTGGAATTGTGGATCGTTTACAAGTTCTTCTGAGTTTAGAAGGTTCATATCAATAGTTATTACTGAATAAAAATTAGCATACTTTCCACGAGGCAGTACTCGTGTAGGAACAAAGATTTGGCCATTAAATTCAGCGCGATCTTTGATGTGAAGGTTAGGCTCAGTAAGTAGCACAGGCAATAGGCGTTGGACATCGTTGACCGCAAGGACTAGGCGCAGGGTATCGGTTGTATAGAAACCACGTTCGTTCATTACGTTAGTACCACGAAGTTGTTGAGCCATGATGACAGGCAACTTAAATGGCTCGTTCCAACGACGGCCTTGGCCCTCCTCTTGATTGGAAACGTCGTAGATAGGGTCTACCCAAGTTTCAAAGTCAGCGGCTAGGGCACTGGGATCCCAGACCCACCAGTTAACTTCGGTACCTACAGGGTCGCGTAGTTCATCGACCATGCCCTCTTCCATTGACTTGTTTTCAAAGTCAATTTTAAATCGCCCCTGTACTTTGTTTCCACGCATGGTTACGCTCCTTCTTTAGGATGTATGAATTCATCCTTTATAGGGTCGTAGGTACTGCCTGTTCCAGCAAAGAGACCTCTAAAATTACCGTTATAAGAAGTTTGCACCCAGTTTCCTGGAAGACCAATAGAGGCAAGAAAATCTTTTCCTGCTTGTTCACTCTCAACATCATCAACAAGAATGTCTTGGTTACGGACAACAACTACCTGTGTGACTGTGTTGTTCTCATCTAACTTTGCAAAATGTGCCATTAGAAAGTGATACTCCCGCTTCCTGTCCAAGTGTAATAACGAAAGCCACCCACGGTTACAGTTGAGGCTCCAGCAGCAGAGGCGGCTGGGCCATAAGTATCAGAATAACGGATTACACAGATACCTGAACCTCCGCTGCCGTATGTGTCTGAGGTAACAGGGGCAGGAGAACCGCAACCACCACCTGTATTTGCAGTTCCAGAAGTTCCGTAGTAACCAGCCTGGCTGTAGCCACCACCGTTACCGCCACCGCCTGAACCGCCAGTGCTGTATATCGACGTGATACTTGCAGCATTAAGCGAGGTTGACCCACCGCCACCGCCGCCGAAGGTTCCAGCCCAAGTACTTTTACCAGGGCCACCGTTACCGCCTCTGGCATTTGTGTCACTGCCAGAATAAGGAGCATCAGCACCTACACCGCCTGCACCACCGCCACCGCCGCTTTGTCCAGCATAACCAGCAATTCCGCCGTAGCCACCAGCAAATCCTTGACCAGGAGTTCCAGCGCCGCCTGGGCTACCGTTACGACCACCACCGCCTGAACCACCTGCTGCTGCGTTTACAAGGTTGTAACCACCACGACCACCTCCATTAACGGATGTAATGCCGCTAATAGAAGAAGCCTCGCCGCTTGAAGTGGCAGCACCGCCAGCGCCAATTGTTATGGTATAGGTGGTTCCAGCGCTAATGGCTGAAGTTGACTCAACAACACCACCACCACCACCACCACCAGCGCCGTTAGTAGAGGTCCAAAAATTTCCGCCACCGCCAGCAACAAGCACATAAGCAATGCTTGGTGGGACAAACGAGAATGAAAGAGAATTAGAAGAAGCAGAAGCAGCAGAAGTACCGTTAGCATTTGTACCTGTTGCTGTGTAGGTGTAGGTTCCGCCAACTGTTTCAGTTACTGCAATAGGACTTGATGCTCCTGTATTTGAAGCGCCACTAGAGGATGTAACTGTATAACTTGTAATTGGAGATCCACCAGTAGCATTTACTGAGAAAGTAACAGAGGCCGTATTTCCAACCTTAGTTGCGGTACCAATAGTCAATGCTTGTGGTTTTGTAGAAGCAGTAAGTGCTGCTGACACAGTTGGATTAGAAGTTCCAATAGCATTGATTGCAGTTACAGAGTAAGTGTAAGAAGTTGCCGCAGTAAGTCCTGTAACTACTAAAGGACTAGACGAACCAGTTGTGGTAAGAGAACCAGGGTTAGAGGTTACCGAGTACCCCGTAATAGCAGAACCACCTGTGTTTGCAGGAGCCGTAAAAGCAACGCTTGTAGAAGAAGTAGACCCAAAAGCAACGTTTGTTACGTTGGTAGGGGTTACTCCTGTTGGTGATCCAGGCTGTGTAATACTGGTTCTTCCAACAAGCATGTTTGTGTAATGGTCACCAGTACTGATTCTTTGTACGGCCATTTAGCAACCAACCATTTCTTTATTTAGCATAAACAAGTACCTGTCCGCCACCAGCGTTGCCGCCTGCGCCACCATTGGCATAGATAGTTTGCGAAGCACCGATTACAGCACCACGACCGCCTCCGCCTCCGCCGCCTCCGCCAGGTATGCTTCCAGCAGTTCCTGCGCTACCGTTGGATGCAAATGGGCTAGACCCATCAGACTGTGCTCCACCAGAGCCACCGCCGCCGCCACTTCCACCTTTATTTGAACCAGCACCTCCTTGAACTCCGCCAATGTTTCCACCAAACGGTGAGGAGTCCTGACCACCACCACCGCCGCCTCCGCCGCCTCCGCCAAAGGACACGGAAGTAGGTAACCCAGCAATAGCAATTGTTATAGAACCGCTTCCCGTACCTGGAGACCCTTCAGTTCTAGTAGACGGGGTACCAGGTATGTCGCCACTTATTCCGCCAGCGCCACCAGCGTTAGTGCCAGAGTAAACTCCATTTACTTTGTTAGACGCGCTACCAGTGTTGCTGCTGTTTACTAAAGTGCCAAAAGAGGCTTGACTTGCTGAGCCTTGTGCGTTCATTGTAACTGTGTAGGTCTGACCTGCTGTAACAGGGATGTCGTAGGCAGCAGCGCCCAGACCACCCAGCCCACCACTTCCTCCATTTTGTCCCCCTGCGTTTCCGTCATACCCACTACCCATGCAATAAACAGTCAAAAGAGTTTTACCAGCAGGAACTGTGTATGTTCCTGATGCATCAAAAGTTTGTGAGAGCGCATAGGTAATAGCATCAGTTGTGACGCTATTAGATGCAGCCGATGCGGAAGAAACGCCGTTTGCGTTTGTTGCGGTAACCGTAAAGGTGTACGAAGTAGATGGGCTTAATCCTGTTACTGAGATAGGGCTAGACAAACTTGTAGCAGTTACTCCTCCAGGAGAAGAGGTAGCGGTATAAGCAGTGATGGTTGAGTTGCCAGTTCCGCCAGCAGTAAATGCAACGGTTGCTGTGGTCTCACCAGTCTTAGTAGCCGTACCAATAGTCGGTGTCTGTGGCTTAGTTGATGGAGTTAAAGATGAAGACGCGCTTGAAGCCGCTGATTGCCCAATAGCATTTGATGCAATTGCAGTAAAAGTGTAGGCGGTACCAGAGGTTAAGCCTGTAACCACAATAGGAGATGTAGCACTGGTAGCCGTAAGGGAACCTGGACTAGAGGTCACTCTAAAGGAAGTAGCGGATGCACCTGATCCTGCCGTAAAAGGAACTGAGACAGAACAAGTTGAACCAAAGTTAACTCCAGTAACATTTGTGGGAGTTCCTATAGTTGGAGTATTAGGTTGGACAGAAGAGGATTGTCCTACCAAAAATGTATTCTGTGTTTTACCGCCTGAGAATTTGCGAGTAGTCACTTAATTCTCCCTTAACTATCTGGGGCGACTGTGGTTTCACCCTCTGTAGGCTCGATAGGATCGTGGCCTGCTGCTAATGAGTTACCACGGTTGCCATCGCTAAACCGCAGAATTGCCATTAGGAAATTTCACTTCCAAAGGCTGTCATTGATAAAGAGGTGGCTGCTGAAGAGTATCCTTGAATCTTATCCCCAGTTGCAAGCGTAATGCCAAGAGTCAAAGCAGTTGAGTCGTTGGCTCCCACGGTTACGTCGTAAGCAACATAGGACTTAGAACCTACAGTCTCACCGCTTTTAATTACCGCAAGGCGAAAAGTACGGGCAGAGGCATTGGCATTACACACAACAATAGTTGAGATAACGGCTGAAGTTGATGATGGAACAGTATAAAGGTCTTCCAATGTGGTAGCCGCATTGGCAAGTTGACCAAGTACTTTGTATGTTGTTGCCATGAAACTCCCTTAATAAATATAACAGTAGGTTAACTGGTACAGAAAACTCGTGTGGGCTAAAGTGACCCTATGAATTTGGTGCATAAATCGGTTTCTCAGGGCGGAAAATTAGCGCCCCTTATTTTACCCCACGGGTTGACCTCTGGTATGGGTCTAATGAATCCCTCTATTTTTATCGATGATGACGGTGACCTCCTGGTCAATATCAGGCACGTCAACTACACCCTCTACCACTCCGAAGGTGACCAACGGT